GAGAAATCTTTAATTGATTTAGATTCATCGATGCTTCAGATGCTACTCAAGGCGCTGAAGGATAGAGCAAAGGAGCAGGCAGATGCCTACAGAGCTAAAAGGCGCTAGTGCGCTTCGCAAGGCTCTTAAGCAATTTTCGCCTGATCTTGACAAAGAAACTCGCGATGAGATGGTCGGATTTCTTAAGCCAGTTGTAAAGAAGGCTAGAGGATTTCTGCCATCTAATGCGGAGGCTCCATCTGGATTCGTAAAGCATGAAGTCAAAACGGCTAAGTTCCCGATGTACGATGCCGCCGAGGCTCGTCGAGGAATCGGATACAAGCTCACGCCTACTAAGCCTAATCGTCAGGGATGGTCACAATCTGTCTCGATCCACAATAAGACGGCGGCAGGTGCGATCGTTGAGACCGCCGGACGTAAGTCTGGAATAACAGGAAACTTCTCACCAAGATTCCAAGGTTCATTCGCTGGCCGTAACAAGATGCAAGGCCGTGCAATGTTCAAGGCTTACGATCAAGATCAAGGCAAGGCTAAGGTCGGAGTGATCCGAGCCCTGGAAAAGGCCGCCGCTAAGTTTAACGCGAAAGGCAATAACAATGGCTGAGTTACGGATTCCGATTGTCGTCGAGAATAAAGGAAAAAAGGCATTTAGCGACACGAGCAAAAGTGTCAGCGCACTCGATAACAACGTTAAAAAGTTAGGCAAAAGCCTTGCAGCAGTATTTGGAGCCCAGCAACTTCTAAAGTTTACTAAGAACGCAGCAAGCGCATTCATTGAGGATCAGCGCGAGGCTACTCGCCTTGCAATGGCAGTCAAGAATCTAGGGCTAGCCTTCGAGGCTCCAGCCATCGAAGACTATATCCAGAAGTTATCTCGCTTATCTGGCGTAACAGATTCTCAGCTTCGTCCATCGATGCAGGCACTATTGCAGATTACTGGCTCAGTTACTGAGTCTCAAAAGATTCTCAATCAGGCTCTAGATGTAGCAGCCGCTACTGGCATCGATGTTTCTACCGTTGCACAAGATATTGGTCGAGCCTATACAGGCAATACTCGCGGTCTTAGAAAATACAACTTAGGCCTTACCCAGGCTGAATTGACTACATCTAGTTATGTGGATGTTCAGGCTCGACTAAACACATTATTTGGTGGAGCCAATTCAGCTCAACTACAGACTTATGCAGGTCAGATGTCCTTGCTTACTGTCGCAGCAGGGGAGGCCAGCGAGACTATCGGCAAAGGCTTGATCGATGCCATGATTACTTTGACAGAATCTAAGGATGTTACAGATTTCGTCAATAAGATCGACTCGGTTGCACAAAGCATTTCTAATGCAATTGGATCAGTCTCTCGCTTCATTCAGGTCATCAAATTGCTGCCATCTTCTACAGGCCGTAACGATCCACGCGTAGCCGCTATTTTTGATCCTGCCCGTAACGCTCAACCTTTGACAAGTACCAATGTCCTTGGAATAAGCACCTTGCAGAAGCAAGAAGCGCAGCGCAAGAAGGTCGAATCTGACGCCATGAAGCGCGCTAAGGAATTGCTATCAGTACAGAAGAAAAACTTAGATACACAGAAGAAGCAAAATGCTCTCAATAAAGCATCTAAGACTCTTAACCTAGAAGCGATCAGCATCGAGGCAGCTCTTAAGGGACAGATCAGCGAGACTGATCGCCTATCTTTGCTATTGCAGAAATCCGTTCTCGAAGGCAATGCAACCCTCGCCACTCAGTTATCGGATCAATTACAAGCTGCAACTGAGCGCCAGAATCATCTTCGTCAATTATTGATAACGACCCCAGAGGCTCCAAACCCTTATCGCAACTGGACGCTACCTACTGAACTACTCAATTACACGGCTTCATCTTTGGGCGTATCCGTAGCACAGTTACAAACTGCCCCGGTGGCTCCATCATCGACCTTCTCGGATGCTCAGATGGAATTGATGGCAGCAGTCAATTCATTCCAAAGCGCTAACCAAGCGGCAGTCAATGTTGAGGTTTACCTCGATGGCGATGTAGTAACTGGAGCAATTACTCAGAAGCAGGTAAACGATTCACTATCTGGCACATTCGCATCGACCAACCGCTTCGGCGCTAAGGGCGCTATTGCACTATGAGTCTTCCTGCCACTATCTCGGTATCGTTCGACTTTAGCCAGGGCGCTACATTCGGCTTTAACGGCTTTATTATTGGCGACGCTATAAACGGCGTTATAGGAACATCCCAGTTCGCAGCTAGTGCAGTTCCAGAGCCAGTCGTCGATCTCAGTTCAGTCACTCGATCTATCAAGATCAGCCGTGGCCGTAACATCATGCGAGATACTTATGAGGCTGGCAACTGCACAGTTCGAGTCCTAGACCCTAATTCATATTTTAACCCTCAGAATACGTCAAGTCCCTATTTTGGCTATCTGACTCCACTTCGCAAGATTCGCGTAGCAGCCACTACTGCTACGGCTCAGGAGTTCCTATTCTCAGGCTATGTAGATACTTACAAGTATTACTATCCGACAGGGCAAGAAATCGGCTATGTCGATATTGTCTGTTCGGATGCGTTCCGCCTATTTCAGATGGCTAACGTCTCTACTGTCTCTGGTGCAACCGCAGGCCAGACGACTGGCACACGCGTCACAAAAATTCTAGATCAGGTTGCATTCCCTTCCACTATGAGAATCGTGGACACAGGATCGACCACAGTTCAGGCAGATCCCGGCACGGCTCGATCATCACTAGCTGCAATTAAGGCCGCTGAGTTCGCCGAACAGGGTGCATTCTTCATGCGTCCAGATGGTCAGGCAGAGTTTAAGGATCGCGCAGATGTCGTCAATTCTCTAGTGCCTGCACCTATTGAGTTTAATCAGACTGGTGGCATTCCATACTCAGACCTTAAATATGCCTTTGATGACAAGCTCATCATTAACCAGGCGAACATGACTCGTATCGGTGGCACAACACAGACCGCCGTCAATGTTGATTCATCGGCTAAGTATTTTCCTCATGGCACAACAGTTACGGATATGATTCCTCAGACAGATGCTCAAGTCTTAGACATTGCCAAAATTTATGTGGCAACTAGAGCTGAGACAACTATCCGCATCGATGCCATGACTGTCGATCTACTTGATCCAGCAGTACCTACTGACACAATGATCGGTCTGGATTACTTTGATAATGTCAAGATTACTAACATTCAGCCAGATGGCTCGACAATCGTTAAGACTTTGCAGGTGCAGGGTTTAGCATGGGATATCACCCCAAATAGCATGAAATGCACAGTAACAACACTTGAGCCGATAGTCGAAAATTTCATCATAGGCTCATCGACTTACGGTATAATCGGACAATCCATATTGGGATACTAGGAGAAAACAATGGCAGCAGGTCTAGGATATAAAGAGTTCTCGACGGGTGATGTACTAACCGCCGCAGACGCTAACGGCTATCTAGCCTCTCAGGTGGTCATGGTCTTTGCCAGCGCCGCAGCTCGTACTTCTGCCATCGCCTCACCTCAAGAAGGCATGATCTCCTATCTCAAAGACACTAACTCAACTGAGTATTATTCAGGGTCAGCATGGGTCGCTATTGGCGCAGGGGCTGGATACACTCCAACACTTACCCTATTAAATGCTGGTGGCACGTCGCTATCAGGGTCGACCACGACTGTCTCAGGAATTAGTGGTAAGCAATGGCTGTTCATCTCAATAATTGGCGCCTCAACAGATACTGCAAGTTCATCCCTAACCGCTATCCAATTTAATACTGATACGGGATCTAACTACCTTCAGGCTGGAATTTTAGGTTTTGCAGCGTCGGCTCAAAAGTTTGGCCTAACTGATACCTTTTTCCCGATTGGTTTAACGGCTTCTACGGCTGGAACTGTAAGTGGTTATGTACATCTCTATAATTGCAATTCAACAGCATTAAAACCAGCAATTTTTAACGGTAATGGCACCGACCGCGGATATAGTGGCGGCGGCTATTATAGCGGGGCTTCAACAATTTCATCAGTAAGCATTACCTGTACTGCTGGCTCATTCGATGCTGGTACCGTCTATGTTTATGGAGCGTAATTATGTTAATTGAAAAAACCTATAACGTTGAAACTGGCGAAACCACAGAACTTCCTTTAAGCGCTGAAGCCATTTCACAATTAGTCACAGTTCAAGCCAAGATCGAAGCCGAACAGATTGCAGCCGATGCAAAGATGCAAGCGCGAGAGGCTGTCTTGAATAAACTTGGACTTACCGAAGACGAAGCAAAACTTCTGCTCGGATGAAGCCTAGACTCTCAAAGTCTGCAATCCAATTAAGAGAGCAGATTGATGATGCATTCCCCGGTCGTGATCGAACTTCGGACGGCTGGATCGGCGATACAAGACACGCTGCGCGCAAGTCTGATCATAATCCAGATGCACAGGGATGGGTTCGTGCCATCGACATTGACCGCGACCTTGCAGGCAAAGGCAGGAAGCCCGATGTCATGCCTGACTTGGTCGATCAGGTTCGACTCCTTGCAAAGTCTGGCGATAAGAGAATCTCTT